TATGTAGCCATTTAACACCTATGTCGTTACGCACTTACACACATAACACGATATAAACAAACATCACCAAACCCTTCGTATTGAGTAAAACTAATCACTTCTAATACATTATCTACACCTGTTAATGTATCTCTGATCTTATCTCCAACTTTAGGTTGAACTGTTAAATCTTTAGATGCAATTAGGAATATAGAAGCTTTACGCTCAACTAAGTTAGGTGTTCTTGTTTCTCTATAGTTTGGTTCAGTTTTAAACATTTTAATTGTATGTAAAACTACAACCGATTCTGTCATCTGTGTATCAGGATTATAAACTTCACTAGAGATACTTTCGTATACTCTTGTTTGTCCATGCCTATCAATCAGGTTCTTTGTACTAGATTTAAAACGATTAATCATTTACTCACCTACAAATCACCACACACTGAAAGGGTCTTTCTTGAATATATCTTGTGTTGTATTCCAAGAACAAGGAACAACCCCATCTGTAGGAATACCAACATCTACATTGACAACTTGATTATCAAAATTATTAATATTCTCTCTAATATCTTTCTTACTTATACCTCCTGCATACGGTGTTGCTGAATTAATAGCAATACTATAATTAGGGTCAGTTAAATAGAGTTGTAGAGATTTATAATAGTTATTAAACCAATCATGCCCCCAAATCTCTAAGACATCTGATCTTTCATGGACACGTTGAGAGAGAATAAATAAGACGGTCTTAGCGCAATCTCTTGCTGCTTTAGATATATTGTTATTATTCTTTTCTAAGTAATATGTAATTTCTTCATCAGTAAGGAGATCACTAGCATCTGCCACCAATCCGATTTCTAGCTTTACTGTTGAAACAGGGTCAAGTGCCATTTCATTTCCTTTTATTATGAAATTCTAATATTGATGCAACCCCAAACAAGAAGTTGCATTATATTAAAACTTAATTACCTTTCAATCTTCCGAAATAATTAATCTCAGCTTCTTCTCGTACTTTTACAGCAGCTTCAAATGTTTCATACCTACCAAGATTAATCTTCTTACCATCTTTTTGGATATATGCTTCCCAGTTACAACTAGCTTTGTTCCAAGAAACTCCTGTTTTCCCTGATGTGTTGGTAGCATTTTGTCGCTGATTAAACATCTGCCAAGAATGCTCTCTCCATCTACAGTTTTCAGGACAATAATCACCATTAACATCTTCACGATCTAGTGACAGATCATCAGAGTGTGTTTCTTCCATATCGGCAAAGAAATTAGCAATATTATGCCAACGTTCACAAACCTTAATTCCTCTAGCTCCGTAATCAGAATAAGACGGATTGTTCTTGTTGTAACATCTAGCTAACATAGCTTTGTGACACTCAACCATTTTCTTATTTCTAAGCGAATACTCGTAGCTCTCCGAAATCCAAAAACAACCACAAGTTTGTTGATTACCTGATAAAAACTGATCACATCTTAAAACCTTATCTTCTCCACAATCACACTTAAAAAGTCCGTAAGATTTTCTGTTAGGTTTGTGGTGTAAAGGCCTCTCTGCTCTTTCAATAAATGTTAGGTTATTAATCTTTAAACCTTTGATTAAATCTTTCATTGAGTAACTTTTCATGTCATCTCCTAATAGTTAAATGGAGATAATATTAATATTGGCGTAAACCAAAGTCAAGCCCTGATTTACGCTGTATTAATACTTTAAAGTATTATTTAAATACTAGCACCAGCTACAGCACGAACCACACACTGAGGACGACGCATAATATTTAGTAGGTTTGATTCAGATTCAATTTCGATCTTACTACCTTTAGCATCTTCATAGATAAACACATAAGCTTGCTCACCAAGTGTATTAACAAGGTCAAACTTGTTAGCAGGAGAGAAGTAGGTCTTAAAAGTATCCATAGTACCAAGAGGAAGGTATCGAGCTTCTTCTGTAGGAATTAACTCTACAGTGTTTCCTGCTGCATCCTTGAACTTACCAGTATAACGAAGTAGTGTAACATCTCCGTGACGGAATTGAGTCCAGTTGCCGTTACGCAAAGGTTCTTGTGTAGAAGTATAAAACTTATACGCTTCTTTAACACCTGCTTGAGCGATATACTTGTCAAAGTAGCCTGCTCCACAGAGAGCAATAATCTCAGTAGGTGTCTCACCTGATGCAATATTGTCCTGAATGTGGTCAACAATAGCTCGTTGTTTAGCTAGAACATCTGTTGCAGCGTTTGTTAAATCCATCGCAACTTCTTTACGAGTTACCCCAAAGTCAGTGTATACGTTACCAACTACAGTACCGTTAGGTGCGTAAATGTCACCAGAAGTAATCATCTTAGCACGAGCAGTTTCTAGGGTAATCGCATGAGACTTACGAATAGTCTCTAGCTTACGCATTTGTACAGCTTCTTTACGTTCAACACCTTCTTCACCATAAGCACGTTGACCTTGTACGTCTTGTGGAGTAATGTAGTCATCTAGTGGGAAGTGAGGGATTGCATAAGCACGCATTACACGAGTAGGGTCTTTAGAAACGTTGTTACGTTCACCACGAACTTTATCGCCAATCAAGCCGATAACACGATTAGAGTGTTCAAAAGTCACTGTATGTTGAGTAACAGGTTCTACTTCAAAGATGCCCAGTTGACCGATAAGACCGTATTCATTAGGAATAGAAACTAATTCTTCTGTTAAGTCAGTAACCTTAAAACCGTTACCGTAATCCCGAATAATCGCCATTTTTATATTTCTCCGTTATTGTTATTAGATTGAATCGTTAGCTAAAATTTGTACTGTAGCTAATGAAGCATAAGCAGCAGCTAATTTAGTAGCATCATCAAATGAGCTGTGTGGTTTTAAACCAGCTTTAGAAACAATAGCGTCACCACGAACAAGGGCTAAGACTTTTGTATCAGTTGTTGCAGGAAGAATTACATCTGCTGCAAGTTCGCTTTTACCAATCACAACAGCAACAGGGTTTTGTGAACCGTCACTTGCAGATTGAACAGACTCTTTATATTTACCAGTAGCAGTTACTTTACCAAGTAACATACCAAGTTTAAGTGTTTTAGCAGCATCGTTAACCACTACAACTTCACGAGTAATAGCTAAAGAAGGTTCTACTTCATATTTAACTACGTTAGAGTAGCGTTGACTGTCTTGTGCAATAATTGTCATATCTTAATTTTCCTTTATTATGCTTTTTTGTATTTAGCGTCAATCATAGCTTGAAGTGCAGACTTCTGAACTTGAACACCTTCATCTGGTGAACCTTGTTCTTTAAATAGAGCTTGATCTTCAACCTTTTGAGATAAAGATTTAACAACTTCTACAACGTCTTTAAACGCTTCATCTTCTAAATCTTTAACTGCTTTGAATAGTTTTGCAGACGCTTCTGCATCTTCTACAGCAGCTTTAACTTCTTGTTCACGAGCTTT